AGGCTTGGGATTTTCGGGCCTGTACCTAGACGAATACGCAGACTTTCGGCCTAGCGTGTTCGGCAATATCTTGAGGCCATCCCTATCTGACAAAAACGGATGGTGCGTTTTCAGCGGCACCCCGAAGGGACACAACGCTTTTTACGAGGTTTACCGCCGCGCACAGGCTGATCCGTCCGATTGGTTCTTGCTGCGCCTACCCGCGAGCGAAAGCGGGTTACTTCCTAGGAGCGAACTAGCCGCTGCACAGGCGCAATTAAGCCCCGACCAGTACCAGCAAGAGTACGAGTGCGACTTCTCGTCTGCCGTGGCCGGGGCGTTCTTTGGGCGCGAAATGAACGAGGCCGAGAACCAAGGCCGCATCACAACCGTCCCGCACGACCCCGAGTTGGGGACGTATACGGCATGGGACTTGGGCTACCGCGACGACACGGCGATCTGGTTCTACCAAGTGGTGCGCGGCGAGATTCGCGTCATAGACTTTTACGCCGTGAGCGGGGCTAACATCGCAGAACTGGCTGAAGTGGTCATGGGCAAGCCCTACCGTTATGTGAAGCACAACCTCCCGCATGACGCTCGGGCCAAGACGTTGGCTTCGGGCGGTAAGTCAGTTATTGAGCAACTGGCGCACCATTTGGGCTTGGCAAACCTTGCCATCGTCCCCGAGTTGTCGGTGCAGGACGGCATCCAAGCGGTACGCGCCATGCTCCCGCGAGTGTGGTTTGACGCCAACAAATGCGCCGATGGCATTGAGGCTTTGCGCCAATACCAGCGCGAGTACGATGAGGACAAAAAGACGTTTCGGCAGACTCCGCGACATGATTGGTGTTCACATCCCGCAGATGCGTTTAGAATGTTAGCCATTGCTTGGCGGTCAGAGCCTACAGCCCAACGACCACCAGAGAGTCGTACTTTGATCGTTGGCCCCGAGAATGAGGTCACCCTCAACGATATGTGGGCCGTTCACCAGCAACAATCACGAAGGGCACGAATATGAGTATTCCAGTTACTTCCGCGCAAAACGCGAAAAATATCACCGCAACCACCACGGTTTACACCGGAACGGGTGGTCTTTTCGGCATTTTCGTCGCCAGCACCACCGCAGGAACCATCAAGGTTTCGGACGGCGCAACCACGATGGTCAACACGTTCACGCCGCTTGGCGCGACCTTTTACCAGTTGCCGGGACGGTTCAACACCAGCCTTGTGGTGACCATCACCGGAACCGTTGACTGCACGGTGTTCTGGTCGTAAATGGCCTCGGCGCGGGAAAAGTTAGCAAAGTTGTTGCTTCAGCAAGTTGAAGTCAACTCCGCTATGGGCGTGCCGTATGCCATGGCCCCGCGCAACATGGACATTTCCAACCTTCCGCAAGTGCCAAACCGCATCCCCGGCGAAGGCGGCATTAGCACGGTTCGCAGCATGGGAACCAACATCAACAACGAAGAAGTATTGTTGCCGACCGTGATTAACGGGCAACTTGCTAATACCGAAGATGAAGCCGCACGGCAAGCCATTGAGCATTACCGTCGCACCGGCAAGCACTTGGGCAAGTACGTCACGCCAGCCGCGAGCGAAAACGCAGCCGAGTTGCTGCATGAGCGCGAAGCATTAAGGACGGGCCGATAATGGATCAGATCGCAAGCACCGAAGTTGAACGATACCTCCGTACCATCGGCGCGTATGACAACGAGTTCGCCAAGTGGAACGCTCGGGTCAAGAAGATCATCAAGCGTTACCGCGACGACACGCGCTCAAGCCAAGGCAACGAAACCGCCAAGTTCAACATCCTCTGGTCAAACGTCCAGACGTTGATCCCGGCGGTCTACGCCAAACTGCCAAAGGCCGATGTGTCTCGTCGCTTTGGCGACAATGACCCCGTAAGCCGCGTGGCAAGCCTGTTGATTGAACGGGCCGTGGACTTTGAAATTGAGCATTACCCCGACTTCCGCGCCACGATGAAAGAGTGCGTGACCGACCGATTCCTCGGCGGTCGCGGCATTTCGTGGGTGCGTTATGAACCGCACGTTAAGCCGCAGGGCATTGAGGACGATGGCCTAGAGATCACCGAGGACATTGAGCCGGGTGAAGGCGAGCCGAACCGTCCCGAGGAGATTGAGTACGAGTGCGCCCCGGTGGATTACGTCCATTGGCGCGATTTCGGCCATTCACCAGCCCGCACTTGGGAAGAAGTCACGCAGGTCTGGCGTTGGGTCTATATGACCCGTGAGGCTCTCGCAGAACGCTTTGGCGAGGAGATGGCACGCAAGATACCCCTTGACCAAGGGCCGGAGCCGCTCAACGCCTACAACGAACAGAAGAAGATGTACAACCGCGCCAAGATTTGCGAGTTGTGGGACAAGGAACGCAACAAGGTTGTATGGCTTTGCAAGGGGATGCCGACCGTCATTGACGAGCGCGATGACCCGCTTGGGTTGGAAGGCTTCTGGCCCTGCCCGCGCCCGCTGTACGCGACCACGACCAGCGACAGCCTTGTGCCGGTTCCCGATTTCGTCCTGTACCAAGATCAAGCGATGGAGTTGGATATTCTGTCCGACCGCATTGACGGCTTGGTGAAAGCCCTGCGCGTGCGTGGCGTGTATGACGCAAGCCAGCCCGCCCTTCAGCGGTTGATGACCGAAGGTGACAACAATGCTCTTATCCCTGTGGACAAATGGACTGGTTTTAGTGAGAAAGGTGGCCTCAAGGGTTCGGTTGACCTTCTCCCGCTGGACACCATCGCCCAAGCACTCATCCAATGCTACCAAGCCCGAAGCGACATCAAAGGCCAAATCTACGAAATCACGGGCATCGCAGATATCATCCGTGGTCAAAGTGCCGCCTCGGAAACCGCAACCGCGCAGCAAATCAAAGGCCAGTACGCGGGGTTAAGACTGCGTTCAATGCAAGAGGACGTTGCCCTCTTTGCATCTGACCTTATCCGGCTCAAGGCGCAGATCATTTGCACCAAGTTTCAGCCGGAAACGATCCTTCAGTACGCGGCGGCGCAGCAAATGTCGCCCACGGATCAGCAGTTGATTCCGCAGGCGATGCAGTTAATCAAAGACCGCCCGCTGCGTAACTTCCGCATTGAGATCGCGTCGGACTCACTCGTGCAGATTGACGAAGCGCAGAACAAGCGCGACCGATTGGAGTTTATCCAAGCCTACGGCGGGTTCTTGAACCAAGCCTTGCCGGTGGCGCAAGCCTCGCCGCAGATGGTTCCGATGATGATGGAACTGCTGAAGTACGGCATTGGCGCGTTCAAGCAGGCTCGGGCCATTGAAGGCGAACTGGATACCGCGCTTGAACAGATGAAACAGCAGGCGCAGCAGCCGAAGCCCAACCCCGAGGCCGAAGCGGAGCAAGCCAAGATGCAAGCCGAGCAACAGAAAGTGCAGGCCGAGATGCAGATGGAACAGGCCAAACTGCAACAGGAAGGCCAGTTGCGAGCGCAAGAAATGCAGATGCAAGCGCAAATTGACAAGTACAAGGCCGACCTTGACGCGCAGACCAAGATCAACGTGGCGCGTATCTCGGCCAACCCCGGCATTGATATTCCGATGCTTGAGGTGACCAAGGCCAACACGGAACGCATGATGCAGAACGTGGAAGGCAACGTGGTTGGCTCGGCGCAGGCCATTCAAGAACTGCAACAGCAGACGATGCAGATGTACGCCGACATGATGGGCAAACTGGAAGCCGCGCTTAAAACGCTTACGGCTCCCAAGCGTATTGTGCGTGGGCCGGATGGCCGCGCTGCTGGCGTAGAGGTGGTGCAACAGCCGTTGCCGTTTGCCATGCCGCCGCAACCGCCTGCGCCCCCTCAAATGCCGCCGACGGTGCAATAAGTCATGGCTCTGGTACTTAAAGACCGCGTAAAGGAAACGTCAGCCACCGCCGGAACCGGCGCGATGACGTTGGCGGGTACATCTGTCGGTTATCAACCGTTCTCGGTGATCGGCAACGGCAACACGACGTACTACACCATTTACGACAGCACTACGGGAGCGTGGGAAGTTGGAACTGGTACTTACACTTCTAGTACGAATTCCCTGTCACGCGACTCCGTATTCTCGTCAAGCAATGGCGGCAATCTCGTGGATTTCGCGGCCAACACTAAAGATGTGTTTGTCGCGTACCCTGCGGAGGAGGCGGTCACACTAGATTCGGCGCAGACGCTTTCCAACAAAACGCTGTCCAACGCCAATCTCGGCACGCCGACTGCGGGCGTATTGACTAACGCCACCGGGTTGCCGTTGACCACAGGCGTTACAGGAACGCTTCCCGTCGCCAATGGCGGTACGGGCAACACGACCTATACCAACGGTCAACTGCTTATCGGTAACGCCGCTGGCGGGTTGACCAAAGCCACCCTCACGGCTGGCACGGGCGTAACCATTACCAACGGTGACGGCACGATTACGATCAACGCGCCGGAAGTTGGCACGGTTACGTCGGTCACGGCCTCTGCGCCGTTGGCCTCTTCGGGCGGTAACACGCCCAACATCAGTTTTACCGGCACGCTCGGCATTGCCAACGGCGGCACTAACAGCACGGCAACCCCGACTGCGGGTGGCGTGGCGTATGGCACGGGTACGGCTTACGCAGTTAGTACGGCTGGTACGGCAGGACAATACTTACAGTCCACCGGCTCTGGCGCACCGGCATGGTCAAGCATTTCGTCGGGCGTAGGGTCTACGGCGTATTACGGCGCGTTCCAAGACACGACCGACCAAACTATCGCCAGCACAACCACGGCGTATGTGGTCAACATCGGCACAACGGACGAAGCCAACGGCGTAAGCATTGCTAGCGGCAACCGCATTACCTACGCCAACGCCGGGACGTATGCGCTGACGTATTCCATCCAGTTAGAAAACGCCAACGCCAGTATCCACGACGTTGACATTTGGGTGCGTAAAAACGGCACCGACCTTGCAGACACCAACAGCCAATTTAGCGTCGCCAACAGGCACGGCGGCATTAACGGTCACTTGATCGCGGTCTGTAATTACGTTTTCACGTTGGCTGCGGGCGACTATTTGGAACTCGCGTGGGCCGCGAGCAGTACCGACATATCCATCCAAACATACCCGGCGCAGACTTCTCCGACTCGCCCGCTAACGCCCGGTGTCATAGTTACTACGGCGCAACTGACGCAGATCGGCATCGGTTACTACGGGCTTACATCTACGTCCTCGGTTGCCATCGGCACGGGAACCAAAACATTTACGACCAATCTTAACGCCACTAACACGGCGTTTACGGTCGGCTCCCGCGTTCGTGTGGCGTACCCGCCCGACCCGACGTACTTCATGGAAGGCAACATCACCGCCTTCTCGGGTACGACGCTTACGATCAACGCAGATGTTGTTGGCGGTTCGGGAACTCTGGCTAACTGGTCGTTTACGTCGGTTGGCTCGGCGGGTGTCACGAGCATCAGCGGTGGCACGACCGGCCTTACGCCCTCCACGGCGACCACGGGCGCAGTCACGCTTGCCGGCACGTTGGCAGTCGCCAATGGCGGTACGGGGCTTTCCTCGGCGGCAACCAACGGCCAATTGCTGATCGGCAACGGTTCTGGCTACACGGTTGCCAACATCACGGCAGGCAGCGGCATTAGCGTTACCAACGGTTCGGGTTCCATCACCATTGCGGCATCGGGCGGTAGTGGCGCGGCAGGCGCACAAGCCTATGCTTGGTTCATTTCTTGAGGGTCTGACATGGCACTTTTAATCCTTGACTCAACGAGCAAATCTATCGTTGTCGCCATGTCGGGCGCAGCGGCCACGACCAACCCCGACTTTACGGCGGCGTGGGCTGACAACAACGGCACGACTTTTACCGAAGGCGCAACGGATGGCGCGCTAAACGGTACCAGTAGCGTCACGCTGGTCGCGGCTCCTGCGGCCTCAACGCGCCGCACGATTAAAGCCATCACGATTGAGAACAAGGACACGGCGGCGGTTACGTTGACGGTTTCGTACAACAACGCCTCAACGCTCCGCACCATTGCCAAGGTCACGCTCAACGTGGGCGACACTTGGACGACGGATGGCACGTTTGACACCTACGGATCGCTCAAGCAGACGCTCGGCACCGTTAACCTTTCCTCGGGTGTTACCGGAACGCTTGGCACGGCCAATGGCGGCTCGGGTGCAACCACGCTAACCGGCGTGTTGAAAGGCAATGGCACTAGCGCATTTACGGCGGCTACGGCTGGCACGGATTACGTCGCCCCCGCTACGGCAACCACGTTCACGGCCACGCAGACGTTTAACGGCAGTTCGTCCACGCTTGCAATGGTGCTGGCTGACGCAGCCGAAACAACGACGGTTAGCGCGACTGCGGCAACCGGCACGATCAACTATGACGTAACCACCCAATCGGTGCTGTATTACACCACTAACGCTTCGGCTAACTGGACGGTTAACTTCCGTGGGTCGTCGGGCACTTCGCTCAACACCCTGCTCTCAACCGGCCAAAGCATCACGGTTGTGTTTCTTGTGACGCAGGGCAGCACGGCCTACTACAACAACGCGGTGCAAGTGGACGGCTCATCGGTTACGCCGAAATATCAAGGCGGCACGGCGTGGTCTGCTGGTAATGCGTCGGGCATTGACGCCTACACCTACACCATCATTAAAACGGGATCGGCAGCGTTCACCGTTCTCGCCGCACAGACCCAATTTAAATAAGGGGCCGAAATGCCAGTTACTTCTAGAATTGCCGCCGCCGCAGCCAGAGGGTTTGGGCTGTTTAGCGCAATTGCAAAAGTTACGGATGCTTACTTCAAGTACGTCACGTTGTTGCTTCCGGGTAACGGCACGAACGGGGCGCAGAACAACACGTTCTTGGACTCGTCCAGCAACGCTTTCACGATCACGCGCAACGGCAACACGACGCAGGGTAACTTCAGCCCGTTTAGTCAGACGGGGTGGGGAAACTATTTTGGCGGCAGTAGCGATTACATCAATTTCGCTAGCAGTTCTGCTTTATCGTTTGCATCAGATTTTACGGTTGAAGCGTGGGTATATAACAATTACAGCACCGGAACTTTTAATCCGGCAGTTTTGTACGACAGTTCATCAAGCGCAATTTCTTCATTTGAAATTAACAACGGAACAAATTACCCATCAGTTGCGGGAATCACGGCAACAAATACGGTAACTAGATATACGTTTAGTACCGGCCCATCTGTTCCTGTATTGCAATGGGTTCATGTTGCGTGGGTCAGAAGTTCTGGAACGGTAAAGGTGTACGTCAACGGTACTGCCTCAACCTCTACGCTTGCTAATTCGGCGGCAACAGGACAAATAGTTCAAGTTGCAAACGGAAGAACCAGCGGTTCACCGTGGAATGGGTACATTTCTAATCTGCGTATAACGTCGTCTGCGGTATATACCAGCAATTTCACGCCGTCATCTGTGCCGCTGACTGCAATTAGTGGGACTCAATTACTTACTTGCCAAGCAAATAGATTTGTTGACGCAAGCAGCAATGCGTTGTCTCCGACGTTGGTTGGCTCCCCCTCCGTCCAAGCCTTCAGCCCCTTTGCGCCCACGGCTGCATACAGCGCAAGCACGGTTGGCGGTAGCGGGTACTTTGATGGGAGCGGGGATTATTTAAGTGCGCCGGATAATGCTGCTTGGTATTTTACCGGAGACTTTACGGTTGAATGTTGGGCATATTGGACAAGTACCGCTTCCGCAGAAGCAAACGTATTAGCGCAACACCGACCGGCAGACGCTTCTAACCAAGCAATTGAATTTTGGTCAAATTCCACAACGCTATATCTTGCATATAGTTCAAGTAGTTCTACAACAACAATTACGGCAAATCAGTGGTATCACCTTGCAATGTCTTGCACTAGCGGGACGGCAAGTTGTTATGTAAACGGAACTCGGATTGGGACGTTTACAATGCCGACTCGCATCAACTCTGCTGATCCGTTTACTGTTGGAGCAAGAACAGGTAGTGGCGGGTCGGGCGGAACGGGATACTTTACTGGATATGTTACGGATGTTCGTGTGGTAAACGGCACTGGACTGTATTCCGGCACTACAATTTCTGTTCCAACTGCTCCGCTTACTGCTGTCGCCAACACCCAACTCTTACTTTCCTACACCAACGGCGCAATCACCGACGCCACGGCCAAGAACGACCTTGAAACCGTGGGCAACGCGCAGATCAGCACGACGCAGAGCAAGTTTGGCGGGTCGTCAATGTTGTTTGACGGCACGGGTGATTGGCTTGCAGCGGCTGACTCAAGAAACTTTGATTTGGGTAGTGGAGATTGGACAATTGAAGGTTGGCTTTACATCAATACAGCCAAAAACTACAACGGATGGTATGGCAAAAGGCAAACAAGTCTTTATGGGTTGACTTTGCAAATTGATAGCAGCGGGGTGTTGTCAATTTCAGCATCAACAACAGGGTCTAGTTGGGCATTGGCTGGAGCCTCGTTAGGCAGCGGATATTCAACTGGAGCGTGGATGCACGTTGCAGTTACGCGATTTGGAACAACAATTACCGGATGGCGTAATGGAATCAGTACAGGAACGCAAACTCTTTCCGGCTCTATATTCCCTGCAACTGGATACGCAGCAACGATTGGTTCTGCAAATGATACAGGCCAAGATTTCAATGGATATATTGACGATTTCCGTATTACCAAAGGCATTGCCCGTTATACCTCCAACTTCACCCCGCCGACCTCAGCGTTCCCGCTGCAATAAGGTGACGTATGTTGTTTAGCAAAAATGGCTCAATCCCAAAGCCCGAAACGGACGGCACCGAAGGATGGGTAGAAGTACCGGATGCGCCCGAAGTGCCGGAAGGCAAGGAACTCGCGTGGCTAAACGGCGAATGGGTTGTGCGCGATCCCAAGCCCGCTGACCGTCCCGGTTATCAATGGAATTGGGCGCATGACGGATTGGCATGGGTGGAGTGCGAATACGCCGTAACTGCCATAGAACCGCCGACATTGCCGCCCGAGCCGTGGGAGCCAACGCTGCCCTCTACATCTGGGGGCATTAGCGCCTAATGTTCGGCCTAGTCCCATTTTGCGTACTGCCGTTTGCAGACGATAACGTCGGAGGCGCGCCGCCGCCCCCGCCGGTCGTGCTTATTGACACGCACGATGGCGACAAGCGCAAAGATCACAAATTCCGAGAAGAAGCCAAGAAACGTGCGGAACGGCGGCAAGAGATCATTGCCGCTTACGAGGAACTGGTAGAAGGCAAGCCGCGTGTGGCGCAAGAAATTGTTGCGCCGTTTGTGGAAGTTGCCGTGGTGGACGCCGAGATTGTCCCGGTTGCCCAAATCAACTTTGACGCCCTGCTTAACGATGTGGTGCGCATGGAGCGGCTGTATCGGGAACTTCAAGAACTAGACGACGAGGAAGCATTGCTTTTGTTGCTATGAAACGACGTTACATCCAAGACGAAAACGGCGATTTTGTGGAAGTGGCAAAGGACAAAAAGGGCCAATGGCATTACGTCATGCCCGATATCCAACCCTACAAATCCATGATTGACGGTCGGATGATTACCAGCCGCTCGGAGCATCGGGCGCACCTTAAAGCGCACGGGTGCATAGAGGTCGGCAACGAAAACCCCCTAAAACACGCTCCGAAGCCCGTAGAGCAGAAAAGCCAGCGGGTTGATGTGCTACGGCACCAACTCGCCAGCATGACCCATAAGGACGCTAATCGCCTCCTGTCGCGTTTACGCGATGAAATCCGATTTACCCATGATCCCCACAGGAGATAAGTAATGGATACCCAAGCCCCCGTTGAAACCGCCGCAGAGGAGCCAGTAGACCGTAAAAGCCTACTGGCAGAACAGTTTGAGGCGGCAGAAACGGAAGCCCCCACAGGGCGCGACGAGGCAGGACGATTCGCCAAGACCACCAAGGCCGAGGAACCCGCGCCGGAACCTGTTGAGGAACCGGTTTGGAGGCGTCCCCCGGCATCGTGGAAGAAGGAATACCACGAAGCGTGGCAAAAGGCCGACCCGCGCATTCAAGAGTATGCGTGGCAACGCGAAGAGCAGATGCGAAAGGGCATTGAGCCGCTGCTTTCCAAGAAGCAGTTTGCCGATGCCATGGAACAGGCCATTGAGCCATACCGCCAGACCATTACCGGCCTTGGTTTGAAGCCGGAACAGGCGGTTTCGGCATTGATGAAGGCCGATTACACGCTGCGGAACAGCGACCCACAGGCCCGCGCACAGTATTTCGCGCAATTGGCGCAGGAATACGGCGTAGACCTGTCGGGAATGGGCGCAAGCCAAGCCTATGCCCCGCAGAACTCTGCCGACCCCCTGTTGTTTGCCCTTAAAAACGAACTAGCCAGCGTCAAGGGCGAAGTGCTGACTTGGAAGCAGCAGCAGGAGTCCATGGAACAGGCAAAAATGGCTAACGAAATTGACTCGTTCTCCACAAAGGCCGAGTACTTTGAAGAAGCGCGTCCGACAATGATCCAACTGCTGCAATCGGGCATGGCAGAGACATTGGAAGACGCTTATGATAAAGCGTTACGTTTAGATTCCGAATTGTCTGCAAAAATACAGGAAAGCCGACAAGCCGAACTGGATAGAAAGCAGGCAGCGGAGAAAAACCGAGCGGCGAAAGCGGCTCGGGCTGCTGCGGTCAGCGTCAGAAGTGCCACACCCGGCGCGAACACGGCTCCCAAAGCGCAAAGTCGCCGCGCATTGCTTGAAGAATCGTTCAACGAGCAAGAATCGCGGTTTTAATCAACTGATACAGGAGTATTAACATGGCATTTGCCAACTCAAGCATCAGCGACATCATTGCGACTAACATTCAGAGCCGCACGGGTGAACTCGCTGACAACGTGACGAACAACAACGCGTTGCTTCGTCGCCTCAAAGACCGTGGGAACATCAAGACGTTCTCCGGTGGTAACGTGATTTTGCAGGAAATCATGTACAACGATACGACCACCAACAACACCAACTCGTACTCGGGTTACGAAGTGTTGAACGTTGGTCAGAACTCGCCTATTTCGGCGGCGCAGTTCAGCATCAGCCAGTACGCCTCGGCGGTGTCCATCTCGGGTCTGGAAATGATCCAGAACTCGGGCAAGGAAGCCATCATTGACTTGCTGGATGGCCGTATGGAAGTGGCCGAAGCGCAGTTGGCGAACCGCATCAGCGGTGACCTTTACGGCGACGGCACCGGCAACTCGGGCAAGAACCTCACCGGCCTCGCGGCGGCGGTTCCCGATAGCCCGTCCACCGGCACCTACGGTGGCATCAACCGTGCCACTTGGTCGTTCTGGCGCTCGGTGTCCTACTCCGGCGTGACGAACGGCGGCGCGGCTGTCTCGGCTTCCAACATCCAGCAGTACATGGATGCGGTCGCCGTGCAGTTGATCCGTGGCACCGACAAGCCGGACTTGATCGTGGCCGACAACAACTACTACCGCTTGTATCTGCAGTCGCTGCAGAGCATCCAGCGCATCACGGACTCCGGTTCGGGCATGGCGGGTGCGGGCTTCGCGGCCCTCAAGTACTACGGCGCGGGCATGGCCTCCGACGTTGTGCTGGACGGT